TTCAGCAAGGATCAGATGCACATCCGGGGAACAATCCGGGTGGACGTTGGTCTGCGCCACGTTGAGTCTTTCTCGTACGCCTCTAGTTGAGCCAAGGAGCTTATAACCTATGTCACTTCCTGATCTTGCCGCTTGTACTAGAGTGGTCAACGTAATCCCCGCCGCTAGTTCCTCTGCTGCTGTCACCACCACCACTGGCGTTGACACTCAGGGTTACTACGAGGCCCTTCTCATCGTCAACACTGGGACCATGGCTACCAACGCAACGCTGGACTGTAAAATCACGTCTTGCACCACGTCAGGTGGAACCTATGCCGACGTCACCGGAGCGGCCATCACGCAGATGGCCGACACCGAAGACGATTCCCAAGTTGCGGGCCGACTGTTGTGCAACGGCCAGGACCGATTCCTGAAGGTCGTCATGACCTGTGCCACCGCCGCATCGCTCCGCAGTGCAACTCTGGTTCTGATCCCGTACGACACGGGCAACACCAGCAACACCACGATGGATTTCGCTGTCTAGCGCGTAGCCGCGCAATCACGACCCTCGCTATGGATAGCCTATAGCGGGGGTCACGCCCTCACCGCACCATGACACTAGCCGACCTCTATTCTTGTTTCGCAGTCCAGCAACTGTTTGATCCAACCAAGGTGACGTCTGCGCCCGTGACCTTCACATCGGATGCCGTTTCGGTTCGCCCTGCATTCCAGACGCTCATCATTGTGAACGTCGGCGCAGTAATCACAGCCGGGACGCTCGACGTGAAGCTCACCGAATGCGACACAGCCGACGGCGTGTACACCGATGTCGTTGGTGGTGCGTTTACCCAGTACACCAAGGACCGGGATGATAGGGTCGAGACCGCTCGCGTCATCTCTACGGAGCGCAAGAAGTTCCTGAAGGTCGTCTCCACCGTCACTGATGGGAATGCCTCCTTCGGTATCACCGCCCTGCGGCTTGTCACTGATACGGGCAACGCCGACACCACAACTCTAACCCTCTAGTGATATGCCCAAGATGATTGTTCGCGCAGGAGAGACGTTGCTCTACCCAGACGGCCATCGCCGTGGAGGACCCGGCTATGTCGTTGATACCGATGCTCGGCATGAGGTGAAAGCCCTGGGCGGCCAACTCGACAAGCTGGAGCCGTGTGCTGATTACGTCAGCGCGGATGCTGCTGATGTTGTCCACCTGACGGCTGAGGCCATCGAGATGCCCAGCAAGCCCAAGCCCAAGAAGAAGACGAAGAAGACGAAGAAGAAGAAGGCCACCGAGAAGAAGTAACCGACCTCGCTGCTGCGCCGGAAACCAAACCTTTATTGGTTTAGATCCGGCCCCCTCTGGATTCACCCCTCTCTGGCGCGGCAGCGTTTCCCCCTACCCTTACCAATTACATCCACATGGATTACTACCTCGTACATGACGGCAAAGTTCTGGTGAACCGCAACAATGAGGTCATCGGGAAGGGCGGCGAGATCGTCCCCCTGGCGACCGACCACAAAGACGCGACTCTGCGCAAGGAAGCCGAGGGTATCCTTGTTGGACAATATCACTCTTGCACCCAGGTCTCGAAGCCGGGTGGCAAGAAGAAGAAGGCGACCTACAAGACGAAGGAAGCCACGCCCGAGGGCTGACCGATGCACGCGACGACGATAGGACAGGTGAAGGAGCTTCTGGAGATCACCAGCACAACGCATGACGATGTGCTGAGTGATCTCATAGGTGTCGTGTCGCAACGTATCGAGAACTTCATCGACCGCCCTCTTGAGAAAACCACCCGCACGGAGGAGTACGACATCAAGCCTCGGCAGCGTGTCCTATTCCTCCGTTCGTATCCGCTCTCGGGACAGGGCGACATTGCCAGCATCAAGATCGCCCTGGACTGGGACTTCACGGCAGCCACCGCCGTCACCTCGACGGACTACCATGTAGACCTCATGACGGGCGCGATCCACTTCAATTTCTACCCGATCACGCAGTACCTCGGCAACAACATGGCGACCGCACCGAACGCCGTGCAGGTGCAGTACACCGGAGGATTCGCGACCAGCGCCAGCGATATCCAGACCAACTACCCGGCGATTTCCGGTGCCTGCAATATGCAGGTGATTGCGATGTGGCGCAGGCGCGACGAGCCGATGACGAAGACCACGAAGATCGGAGACTACGGCTCAGCCGTCGAGGGTCCGGTCAAGTTCCTGCCGGATGTGATCGAGGCCCTGATCCCGTACCGCAGACAGAGGTTCGGCCAATGACGCTTCCAGGCCAGTTCCAATTCATCTCGAACCATGAGCAGTTCGCGGCGCAGTTGAAGGTGAAGGGCTCGCCCCTCCATCGCGTGGCGCGGGAGGAGTTCATTGACCTCCAAGAGACCTGGGTGACACGGATGAAGAAGCAGCAGTTCTCGGGTTACTACCCAGGACTGACTCGTGGACGAAAGCTCCGGGCGAGATCGGGCCATCTACGTTCATCGGCTGGCGGGCGTGTTAGTGGAACAAGCCTGAAGACTCTGAAGGCAGTCCTGCGGATCGGCGGTATGCGAGGCTACGCCAGGATTCAAGAAGAGGGCGGCACCGTCGTATCGAAGAGCGGTGGCTGGCTGACCATTCCGCTCCCTGCGGCGTTGCGACCGCGCACCGGGACGCCGAACCCTCGGGCGAAGATCCGCAAGGAGATCGGATTTGGGCATGGCGTCGTTTCATCCGGCACCCGCTATGTGACGGACATCGGCCCCACCTTCATCATCAGGGGGTCGAAGGGTCCGATCATCATGGCCCGCCGCAAGGACGGCACCATCGTCCCGCTCTACGCGCTTCGCCGCAGCGTCAAGATTGCACCGAGGCTCAACGCTGGCAACCAGTTTCAGACTGTCGCTCGACAGAAGCTGCCCGAGCTTGGGGAGCGGATGCTGCGTGTCCTAGTTGGGGGTGGCACCTGATGGCTTACGCAGCCGTAGACACCTGGAACGTGGTGCCGGATTCGTTCCCCGCAACGGTGGCCGACCATCGTCGCAACATTCGTACTCCCTGGGAAGGGCCGCTCGTCCAGAGGCGGCAGACTTACTCAAGCGAATCCGCTCAAGGACAGGCAGGCATTCGCAAGTTCACGCTCGTCTGGGCAAACGCGACCCATGCCCAGTACCTCCGCGCCGTTGCGCTGTGGGATGCGTCCACCGGAGGATCGCAGGGCCTCTACTACACGACGACGAACCTCGCATATTCAGGCGAGGAGACCCTGATCGTTCGCATGACCGGGGCACCGTTCGCCGTTCGGCAGGTCGGCCACAACCGCTACGCCTTCACGGTGGTGCTGGAGGAGATGCTACACGCACCCTGAGCCATGCCTATCGCAACTTCACCAGTCAAGGAGGACATCCTCAACGACCTCCAGGGAATCGACTCCGATGGCGACTACGCCGCGACAGGGCTGGGGCTGCTGGTTGGCGACACGTATGACGATGACGACTACTACACCCAAGTGGAAAAGATCCAGCGCATCGACGCTGGGCCTATGGAGATCAAGATGTTCCCGGCTATCGTGATCGTGCCGCTCTCGACGGACTACAACCGCGAAGGCACACAGGGTACGCTGACAACCGCCGCCACATACCGTGTTCAACTCTCCCTCTTTCTCCGCACCCGCACGGACGCCGCGAGCAAGATCGAGCAGTTCATTCGCGATGTCCACAAGGCTATCCTGATCGACCGCTACCGAAATGCCAACGCCCTGAACACTCGCGTTACCTCAGACGATGTGTTCTATCCGACTGAAGACGACGAGCCCTATACTACCGCGAACGTAATCCTAGAGATTGACTACAGGACAGCCTGGGACAATCTCAACTCACCTACCTGATCCTCAAGGAGCTACCCCAATGGTCATCAAGACTTTCGACCGCACCCTAATGTTTGCCCTTGAGGCGACCGAGGGAACCTACGTCACGCCCAACGCCACAAGCGGCTATCTGGAAGTGCTTGAACCGACCTACACGGTCACGCCTCGTATGTACGAGCGCAGCCCCACCACCATGTCTGCTACCCCTGCACTTCAGTACAACGCAGGCACGTCGAAGACAGCCCCTGTTGCATCTGTCGAGATTTCATTCACCGTTGAAATGGCTGGCAGCGGTACGCAAGGAACCGCGCCTCGGTGGTCGGCACTTATGAAGGCCTGCGGCTTTCAGGCGATTGACGGCTATGACAATGACGGCACGACGGCGAACGCTAATAAGGTGCTGAACTATGTTACCTATACTTCTGATCTGGTTGCCGGATCTAGCGCGGTCAATCCGCTGTTCCTTTTCAACAAGGAAAACCTTTCGAACTCCTCTAGCACCACTTATGACAGTAGTGCCAGATTTGGCCGCGTCGTCGGAGATGTCGCGTTCGACGATAGAATCGTCTACTACATCCTCGCCGGGGGTAGTGCGCCAACACCCGACACAAACTGGGTCGGCGAAGTCTCAACGAACTATGCGGCGGCTCAAGCAGACTTTGCAAATAAAGGCGTGGCGTGGTACCCCTCCTCCCGTGACAATCTGATGGGCGGCGCGGGCTACTCCTCGCTCTCGATGCAGATGGTCATTGATGACGCCGGGACATCTATCAACGTCGCAGGCTGCCGTGGAAATGTCGAGTTTGCGATGACGGCGGGAGATCGTGTCCTGATGAATTTCACCTTCACAGGTGCAATGCAGGGCTACACCGAAGGGGGGACATTCACACCCCTGGCTGAAGGCCGTCCTATCCCTCCCGCATTCATCGGGTGCAGTCTCATGCTCTCCGACTCCTCGTATAACGTGACGACGGAATCCTCCGTGTCCGACACCGTTTTCAGCACCATGACGCTGAACATGGGCAACGATGTGGTGCTGCGCGACAACCCGGACTCTTCGACTGGGTACTCGGCGGCGTACATTACCGGGCGCACTCCGGTATTGACATGGAACCCCGACGCGGCACTCTCCACCCAGTATGATTGGTGGGAGAGATTTCTCACCGGGGAGTCTACCCGCGCGATGATTTCTATGGGCAGCACGAATGGAAACAAGTTCAAGTTCAAGATGCCCGCGCTTCAGTTCACGGGGATCTCGGATGGCAACCGAGACGAGGTGGTGGTACTTGACTCCACGACGACGCTGACGGGCGGCGACTACGGCTCCTCGGTCAAGGCGGGGTTTGCCAGCACTGCTACCAGCGGAGACACTCAAATCTCCAAGCGGATCGGAACCGACAACGAGCTTATCATCTACGGATACTAGAAACCCCAGCAACACGGAGGCACCCATGCCGATTGCATTAGACCCGAAGGCGACGTTCACCTATGTTCTTGAAGATGACCGCACCCTCCC